CTTCAACTTCTTCTTCCTCGGATTCTTCAGATTCATCATCATCAACATCTTCAGATTCTGTTTCTTCGACTTCTTCAGCTTCTTCAGTTGCTTCATCAGATTCCTCTACGTCTTGAGTTTCTTCAGACGGTTGCTCCTCTTGGTCTGGCTGCTCTTGCGAGTCCAGTAGTCCAAGGATTGCTTCTTGAGCAGCGACTACACCGCTGGGATCAAGATCGGGGTTTTGCGTTACAGCTTGGGGATTCGGTTGAGTATCCGCCATGTTTTACTCCTATAGTTGATATTCCTCAAGTTTCTTCGCCATCTCTCCAGTTTCGATAATACTGGTTAGATGAAGGCGTATCCGTTCGAGGAGTCGTAAGGATAACCAGAGGTTTTCTCTGGCCTCGGTATCGTGGATTCCTGTATGATCCCAGGCATCCGTGATATCTTTTGCAAGCGTGTCAAACGCTTCGTTTAATAGTTCATCAGAAAGTAGTGATTTTGCTCTAGCTTCTCTAAGTTCTTTATCCAAGTGCTACACCTCTGCCTTGTTGTGCTTCTAGGTTTAACTCTGCAACTTTTAGTTGCGCGTCGACCTGTGCTTCGGCAGCTTCCTGTTGGATTTTCATTTGTTTAACTTGAACATCAGCAGCTTTAATCTCTAACTCTTTTTGTTTCAGTTGTAGTTCAGCCTGTTCCATCTGTTCTCTGGGATCAGGTTGATCTGGTATATTCTCTGGGTTGGTCAGGAAGTCGTCAACATTCTGGAAGCCCATGTTCTTTATGAGTGCTGCTCCCATGTTGTACATATTCTGTTCGTTGACAATCTTTAAGCCACCCCTCATTGCATCTCCGGCAAACTGTAACATCGTTGTCAGGTGCATGAGTTGCTGATCCCTGTTACCATTCCCTATTCCGACAGATACAGTACAGTCGTACTGATCTCTCCACATGTCAGGACGTACAGGAACCCATTTGTTTCTAAGCATTATGACTCGCTGATGATCCTGATTCTTCAGTACGAGTTCATAAATATTTTTCATCAAGTCTTTAACACCAGTCTCTGCAAAGCATCTTGCAATCAACTCTACTCTCGACTGCGCT